CCCGAGCGTTTTTTTTCACTGAATCTGAAGACAGTAAGCGATTATTATAGGAGCTACAGCACATGGCCTTATCAGCGACAGCAAACCTGAGAATCCATCTGACGGCCGCTCAAGTGGAAGACTTGGACTTCGGGGCCGACGTGACAGACCGCATGGATGAAAGCCGAGGCAAGGCATTCACGAGCGGCACGGGGGCCAACAACATCAACGTCATGTGGCGAGACCAACGGGGCATAGCGGCAGAGGCTACGGAAACCCTGGCCCTGCATGACGGCACGCTGACGAACGGCCTTGGCAACGCGGTCACGATGGATGCCCTGAAGGCCATCTACGTGAAGAACACAAGCACGACCCTGACGTTATCCATCGGCGGCGTGGCGACAGGCGTTCCGCTACAGAGTGATCCTGAGACCATCACCATCGACATTCCGCCGGGCGGTGAGCTTCTGATGACGGCCCCGAATGCGACCGGCTGGGATGTAACGACCAACGAAGACCTGAAGATGACGGCCGAAGCCGGCACGGGCACACTGACCTATGACATCGCCGTGTGGGGCGTGGACAGCTAAGAAAGAGGGGATTATGCCAGAATACGCAGAAGCACACAGTAGAGGCGCTGACGTGTTCTACTGGTGCGGCGTCTGGGATTGTTCGGATGTAACAGATTCGCGCGCTGCCCTCGATGAGCAGGACGGGATTGCGCTGGAAGACCTACGAATGGAGCTTGACGCCTAGCATGGCAAAAGCGGGCCGAAAACCTACACCGACTGACGTACTTGAGCGCCGGGGCTCTTGGCGAGCCAAGCGACGCAAGAAGGATGAGCGGGCAGCACAAGAGCCTCAGCCTCTCAAGCACGACATCCCGGAGCCGCCAAAGGATGCCCGGCTGCATGCCATTATCCTCAAGGTGCCCGGCTACGATCCCCGGAAAGGCGCTCGCGAGTATCGCTTCGATTGCGACTTGGCCCGCAAGGCAATCATGTTCTTTCACGGCAAGCTACGCCATGTCAAAGGCGAGATGACCGGGCGGCCCTTCCTATTGGAAGTCTGGGAGCAGGCCATCATAGCGAACCTCTTCGGCTGGGTGCATAAGAAGACCGGCCTACGACGCTATCGGGAATGTTTCATCGAAGTGCCGAAGAAGAACGGCAAGACGCCTCTCGCGGCCGGCATTGTGAACTACCTACTCTTCGAGGACGGCGAGCCGGGAGCCGAAATCTACGGGGCGGCCAGCAAGTATGAGCAGGCGTCCCTCGTCTGGACGCACGCTGCTGGCATGGTCCGCCAGTGCCCGGAATTGGCCGAGCGATCCCACATCTTCAAGGGGCAGGCCAAGGCCATCGAGGCTGGGCAGCCCGGCGATATCGACTACGCGACCTACCGTGTGATTTCCAGTGACAATCTTGGCAGTCACGGCTTCAATATACACGGCGTTGTTGCCGATGAACTGCACGCATTCCAGAATAGCGAACTTATAGACTCTCTCATTGCAGGTACGGCCAGTCGTAGACAGCCGCTCGCTGTAGAGATAACTACCAAGGACTATGATCGCGTAAGCATCTGCAACGAAAAGGAAGCCTATGCCAAAGGAGTTCGTGATGGTACAATAGACGATCCCACATTTCTGCCAGTAATTTACGAGGTTCCTGACGACGCCGACTGGAAGAATCCGAAGACCTGGAAGCTGGCCAACCCGAACTACGGCATCAGCGTAAAGCCGGAATACCTCGCCCGTCAGTGTCAGAAGGCCATTGAAGTGCCGCGCTTGGAGAACACTTTCAAGCGCCTCCATCTGAACATGAAGACCCAGCAAGAAGTACGATGGCTGCCCATCGAGAACTGGCAGGCGTGCGTCGAAGTGATGGCCGCGGACTGGAGTAGCGAATTGTCTGGCAGGCCTTGCGTGATTGGCATGGATCTATCGAGCAACCGCGACATCACTGCCACGTGCGTTCTGTTCCCGCCACAGGAAGACAGCGAGCCATACCGCGCGATGTGGAAGCTGTACGTGCCGGCAGATAATATCGAGGCCCGTGTTCGGCAGGATAAAGTGCCCTACGATCTGTGGGCAAGACAGGGACACATTACCGCTACTCCGGGCAACACGGTTGATTACGCTCGCATACGCGAAGACTTGTACGCTATCAGCGAACAGTACAGCGTTCAGATGGTCGTCTTCGACCGCTGGGGTTTCGAGGCGCTGCGCCAGCAAATGATCGGCGAGGGAATGCCCGAAGAGCTGTTTGTTTCCTTCGGCCAAGGCTTCGCATCCATGTCACCAGCTATGAAGGCCCTCGAACGCTTCGTGCTGAGCCGTCGTTTGCTGATCCAAGACAACCCGGCGATTCTCTGGATGGCCGGCAATGTGGCCGTGAAGACCGATCCGGCAGGCAACATCAAGCCAACCAAAGAAGGTAGCGGCGAACGTATAGATGGAATCGTGGCGTTGATAGAGGCCGTAGGAGCGGCCATCACGCGAAATCTTGAAGACAACCCATTGGCGGATGAGGTGGTGCTGACGCTATGAACCTATGCAATGACGAACATCAAGAAGTGTGCTTTGAAGGCAACATATGTCCTGTATGCGACGTGAAGTCCGAGCTACAGGAAGCAGAAGACGATCTTGCCAAAGCAGAGGCGAGGATAAACGAATTGGAGAGCGAACTTTGATGCTTCTGGGAGCGCTGATTCTATGAAGAGCATAACGAGCACGAATACTGTATCCGAGCCCATTCCGGCATCGGCTACTGCATCAGTAGCAGCGCTTGATTTGCTGGCATACTATTGGCCGGATGATGAGCCCGATATCTACACGTTTGATGGAGAAGAGTCCGCATGATGGGCAAGATGCTCAAACGCATGGCAACATGGTACTCGGGCGGCAACCCGCAAAACCCGCAGTATTGGGTTGCCAAGGCTCTCGGCCGCCGGAGCACAACGACTGGTATCTGGATGGACCAAGAGCGCGCTTTGGCTATCTCGGCCGTGTGGTGCGCCGTAAATCTGATCGCCGGAGCCGTTGGCTACATGCCGTTGATTGTCTACCGGCGCGTCGGCAAAAGCCGTGAACGGGCTATCAATCATCCGCTGTATCGAGTGCTCCATCTGCGGCCGAATCCATACATGGACGCTATGACGTTCCGCGAGACGCTACACGGGCATGTGCTCTTCCACGGCAACGGCTACGCAGAAATCGAGCGGAACAACATGGGCCAGGTGATTGCGCTCTGGCCGGTAGCCCCGAACATGGTGACATGCAAGGTACTCGATGGTCGGCCGGTGTATGAAGTACGCACCGCAAAAGGAGGGTCCAGTCTTCTGTCGGCTGAGAGGATGCTCCATGTCAAAGGGCTCGGCTCCGATGGCCTCAAGGGCTACTCGGTCATCGAGTATGCCGCGGATGGGCTGGCACTGGCTGCCGCCGTAGAGGAGTTCGGCGCTCGGTTTTTCCAGAACGGCGTCTCTCCGAGCGGTCATCTGGAGACAGAGGGTGCGCTGAACGACAAGCAGTATGAACAACTCAAGAAGCAATTCTCGCGGGATAATGCCGGCATTCAGAAGGCGTGGCGTCCTCTTATCCTGCAGCGCGGCCTCAAGTGGCATCAGCTTGGCGCAGACCCCAAAACAGCCCAGCTCCTCGCCAGCCGTAAGTACAACGTCGAGGATGTGGCTCGCTGGTTCAACGTGCCCGCCTACATGCTGCAAAGCGACAGCACACAGACCCGTGCCACCATCGAACAGAAGGCCGATGACTTTGTCCGTTGGACGCTGTTGCCGTGGTTCCGCCGGTGGGAAATGGAAATCAGCACAAAGCTGTTCAGCGAAGAAGAAACCAATGCCGGCATGTACGCCGAGTTTCTAACGGAGGCCATGCTGCGCGCCGATGTTAAGACGCAGGCCGAAGTGAATGCCGTCTACCTACAGAACGGCGTCTTCTCGGTGAACGAAGTCCGCGAGATGCTGAACCGCAATGAGATCGAAGGCGGCGACGCACACTTGCAGCCGTTGAACCTGACGCCGGTAGATGGCAGCGCAACGCCTGGCGGCGTCAAGAAGCCCACGAGTCCCGCGAAGGTGAACGTGGACGATACGCCGAAATAGGAGCAACAAATGGACGAAGAGACCAAACTACAAACGGCCGGCGAAAAGCCTGCCGACGACGAACACGAGCTTCGTACAATGGACGCCTGCGAAATGGCCATCGAAGAGCGCGCCGGCGAAGGCGACGAACCGGCCCGCAAGCATCTTGTAGGCTACGCGGCCATGTTCAACAAGCGGACAACGATCTATCCGGGCTTCGATGAAGTCATTGCTCCGGGGGCGTTCGGCAAGAGCCTGGATGCCAAGGACGACGTGCGGGCGCTCTTCAACCACAACCCGGATCACGTGCTGGGCCGTCTGGCGGCGGACACGCTGACGCTGGAAGAAGACACGCGGGGCCTGAAGTACGACATCACGTTGCCTGATACGCAGTTCGCGAACGATCTGCATGTACTCATCAGTCGGGGTGACATCACCGGCAGCTCGTTCGCCTTTCGCAGCCTTGTCGATGAGTGGGACAAAACAGACCCGAAGGTATCCCTGCGCACGCTCAAGGAAGTGCAGCTCTTCGACGTGTCACCTGTAACGTATCCGGCCTACAAGCAGACGAAGGTATCTGCCCGTGCAATGCAGGAAATCGTAGATGTGGCGGTTGCAGATGTTGCTGACGCTGAGCAGAAGGCACTTGAGGCCCTCAAAATCCATCATAACCGTACTCGGCAGCGCGCCCTCGCGGCTATGCTCGGTATTCATCGGCCGCAAGCCGAACAAGATAACCCCAAATAAAGGAACATGCAGTATGGACAAGACCAAGATTCAGAAACTTATGGATGTGCGGACTGCGGCCTACAACGAGGCCAAGTCTCTCAATGATGCGGCAGTCAAGGAAGACCGCGACCTCACTGCGGACGAGCAGCACAAGACAGATGAGCTGCTGGTCAAAATCGATGACATGACCAAGCAGATTCATCAGCAGGAGCGCCTTGCCACAGCCGAGAATGATCTGAATGCGTCGGCCGGCAAGGTGGTCGGCCTGCAAGAGTCGAACGCAGGCTCTCCGGTGCGCGTTGAACTCCGCAAGGCCATTGATGGCACGCCCCGCGCTGTCCTCTGTACTGACTACTCTGAGGCGGGCAGTCGTGCATGGGCACGCTATTTGCGTATGGGTGATCCGTCGAACGAGGCCCGCGCCTTGCAGAAGGACAACGATGCTGAGGGCGGCTACCTGAGCGCTCCTATGAAGTTCAACGCCGAACTCATCCAGGCTGTTGACAATGAGGTCTTCATGCGCGGCTTGGCTACCATGCTGCCTCCTATCGGTAACGCGGACTCCATCGGCACGCCGAGTCTGGACACCGATGCCGGCGATCCGACGTGGACGAGTGAACTCGGCGTCGGCAGCGAGGATACCAGCATTCGCTTCGGAATGCGTGAGCTGAAGCCGCACCCGCTGGCACGCTACGTGAAGATCAGCAAGCGCCTCGTCAGCCGCAGTGATATGGATACCGAGGGTATCGTGAGAGGCCGTATGGCCTACAAGATCGGCACGGTCATGGAGAATGCCTACCTTAACGGCTCCGGCAGCAATCAGCCACTCGGCGTGATGACCGCCAGCAGCAATGGCATCAGCACCAGTCGAGACATCAGTGCGGGCAACACGGAAACCAGCATCACCTTCGACGGCCTCATTACCGCGAAGATGGCCCTCAAGCCACAGTATCGCAGCAAGGCTACATGGCTCTTCCACACGGATGTACTGCTCCAGCTTATGAAGCTGAAAGATGGCGACGGTCAGTACATCTGGCGGCCCAGCGTCCTCGCCGGCGAGCCGGATACCATTCTCGCCCGGCCCGTCCTTGAAAGTACGTACATGCCACATGCCCTGACAACCGGAACGTACAACGGCATCCTCGGCGACTTCAGCAAATACTGGATCGTTGACGCTTTGACGCTGACGGTGCAGGTGCTGACCGAACTGTATGCCATGACGAATCAGAACGCCTATCTGTTCCGTATCGAGTCGGACGGCATGCCGGTACTTGAGGAGGCGTTCGCTCGCGTTACGACGGCGTGATACTATACTCGCCGCGCGGTTGTGGCCCCTGTGCGTAAGACCGGGGGCCACTTTCCAGACAAGAAGACCCGAACATAGGAGTTTGCCATATGAATCTTTCTTCGCATTTGAATCTTGAGCCGGTACTCGCTTACGCAAGCGGTACGACTACACGCACCGGCACGGCCATTGACATGAGCGGCTGGGACGGCGCGCTGTTTATCGTAGTCAACGCGACCATCGCAAGCGGCGCTGACGGCGACATGCACCTTGTAGCCGGCGCGACCAGCTCACTGACCGATTCCACGGATGACGTGAAAGGTAGCGCCGTTGCCATCGTGGTCGGCGATAGTGATACGATCATGGTTATCGACTACTACAAGCCGGTCTATCGCTATGTCACGGCGGTCATCACCAAGGATAGCAGCAATGCTCAGGCTGAGTCGGTGATCGCCATTCAGTACGCGGGCTCTAAGCTGCCGGTGTCTGAGATGGGCAGCGACGAGCTGCTGAAGCTGCTCTCTCCGGCCTTGGGAACCAAGTAATCAACTGTCGTCCTCCTTTCCGATGGGCTGGCTTGGAGCCGGCCTGTCGGAGGGTTTTTGTATAGGAGATACAACACATGGCTGATGCAAGTTTTGTGCCGGGCGTCTATAAAACAGACGGCGGCGATAAGTTGGTTGTGGCCTCCAGCGGCACACTGGACATCGAATCGGGGGGCAACCTCTCGATTGCGGGCGTCCAGGTGACGGCCAGCGCTGCCCAGATCAACGCGGGCGCAGGTGCGGCCAGCACGGGCACAACCAGCGATACCTTTGAAATCGACACGGATGGCTCTCACGGCACGTTGGAGCTGAAGGCCGGCACGGATAGTGGGGCCAACAAGACGACGCTACAGATTGGCAACACATCTGGTGACGTTGTACTGACTCTGCCTGCGACTACAGGCACCATCGCGCTAACCAGCGACACACAGACCGACCTCGATCTGGGGGCCTCCGGCACTGCTGGAAGCCTGGACATCTTTCCTGCGACCGCGGCCAATGGCAAGCTGATTATTACCGCGACCAACAATGGCGGTGCCCGGAACGTCAGCATTACGAATGACGCCGTGACCGCCAGCCGCGCCTATACGATCCCGGAAGCGGGCGGTGATGGCAAGTTCGTGATGACCACTGCCGCAAACAGTCTACTCGTCAATGCCAATGGCAGCAACCGCACGATGAGCCTGGCCGGCAATGTAACCCTGGCCGGTGCGCTGACTTCTGCCGGGGCTCTCGACCTCGGCGACCACGACCTGACGGTAAACACCGCAGGTGCTACAACCGTTACACTCCCTACAAGCGGTACGCTTTGCGCCAACACCGGGACGCCAGGATCGACGTTCACCGTGGACAGCGACGGCAGCACGGGCAAACTGGTCCTCACGAACACTACCGGCGGCACGGACCACAGTGTCATTCTCCAGACTACGGCTCCGTCCGGCGGCGATATCACACTGACCCTGCCCGGAACCTCCGGCACGCTGGCCCTGGCTACGGGCGCTGAGACTGGCACCACCAGCAGCACATACACCGTTGACAGTGATTCCAGCGTCGGCAAGCTGGTTCTGCGGACGAATACTGTGGCCGGCACGAATCACAGTGTTACGTTGCAAGCGCCGACAACCACGCAGGCCGTCACGCTGACGCTGCCCGATGCAGCGACCGATACGCTGGCTGCCCTCGGTGCGACGCAAACTCTGGCTGCCAAAACGCTGACTGCTCCGGTTATCAACGGCTGTACTACGGCCGTCGCTGCCAACAACTTCGCTCTGCATACTGGTACGGGCGCATTCTCCACGCCTACCGGCACGTTTACTTTCTATGGCAACGTGACACACAACGGCAACGTCACCTTCGACTTCAGCAGCTCCAATGGCACGTTCAAGACCAGCGTGGGCACGAATACCTTGGGCGGTGATGTGGTTATCAGCGGCTCCAAGACGCTGACCACCGGGACCGGCGCAGCGACCTTGAAGGGCTCAGCAACCTTCGATACCACGAAGACCCTTACCTTCGGTTCGGCGGCTGCCGGCACCGCGGCCCCGATTACTATGTACTCCCTCACCGGAAGCAAGGGCGGCTTCAATATCGCAGTGACGGACAACGCTACGGACCATGCCGTCACGCTGACCAACGGTGCGGCAAACGGAGCTGCGGCCACAATTACCACGCCGAACGCTACGTGTACGCTGTCCGGCCTCGGCCTGGCTGAGACGTTCTCCGGCGTCAAGACATTCACCGCCACTCCGGTGGTTGCCATCAACGATGCGACCAACGACGCAGTGACCGACGTGTTGACACTGGCCCACACTACCTCCGGCGACCCTTCGGCGAACATGGGCGTCGGCATCGGCGTCACGATTGAGAACGACACCGACGCTACGACCGAAGTTGCGAACATCGACTTCGTGATGACCAATGACGGCACGAAAGCCGCCCTGGACGTCGATATCATCGCAAACACGATGGTTGCCGGGGCATCCACGCAGGTCTTCAAGTTCGACGCCGACGAAGGTGATGCCGGCGGAGCGAAGGTCTTCCAGCTTGGCAGCGATACGAATCAGGTATCTCTTGAGCTGCACCCTGCGACGACGGCCAGTGGCACACTGCGAATCACGGCCGCCGACAACACCGGCGACACCATCCTGACGATTACCAATGAGGCGCAGACCCAGGCGACCACCTACAAGATTCCCGACCTCAATGTGGCGACCGCACAGTTTGTCGGCGTCAACAGCGACCACACGGTTACCGTGGCCGCAGCCTCCGATCAGACCGTGACTCTCGGCGGCGACATTACATCGGCAGGAGATCTGAACCTGGGCGATCATAACCTGACGCTGAATACGTCGGCGGCTACAGAAGTAACCCTGCCGACGACAGGTACGCTGGCTACACTGGCTGGTGCTGAGGCTCTTACCAACAAGACTCTCGATGGCGATGCCAACACCATCCAGGATATCAGCCCAGCGTCGGCCAAGGTTGGTACGGTCGGCATTCGTGGTGGTGCGGTCCCTGTGTCCGGCATCACGTCGGCTGTGGTCTTCGACATGGACAACACCGCCGGCAGTAGCACTTGGACGAACGCGACCGGCCAAGCATTCCGCGTACTGACGGCGCGCGTCCTGAAGACCGATGACAATGGCACAGCGGGTGACACCGTACAGATTTTCAATGGTGCCAATGGCATCTCGGAAGCCCTGTCTCTGGACGCCGTCAACGACGCCGTGCTGACCAACTTTGCTACTCTGAACGATGCCTACGTAGAAGTCGCCAACGGCGGTACGCTGGTCTGTACGACGGTAGCTGACGGTGACCACTGCGAATGCGAGGTATCCGTGGTCGGGATGCTCGTATAATGTTTGCTTTCTTGTCTGTGCATAGGTGGACTACTGGAGCACGGAGGTTGGAGTCATGGAGTACAGGCAGAGTGTAGTTTATAGTCTGCCGGGGCTGGCCCTTGCCCGACTGTCCCTCAAGAGCCCAGCGCGCCTGTTGGCCGGCCCCGAATTTTTGGAGTGACCATGTATCCACAGAGCCAAACAGTAACCATTACGACAGGGGCGGCAACCGGCGCTGGCACGGGCTACACAGCGCCGATTCACGGCCGCATATTGAGCATCCGGTACATCAAGGACAGCTATACGGGCACACCGGCACTTGCTGTCACGCTGGAGACATCGGAAGCAGAGGTTCTGTCGGTTGCCAGCATGGCCAGCTCGGCTTCTTGGCGTCCGCGTTCTTTGGTGCAGAAGGACACCGACGGCACGGACCTCTCGACCTACGAGCCGACGTACTGTGGCGGCGAGCGTGTGAAGCTGGCTGTTACTTCAGCCGGCAACAGCAAGACAGGAACATTCATCGTAGTCTTTGGCTGAGAGATCAGCCGGAAAGGAGAACACCCATGAAGATCATCGTTGACAAAGAAGGCGCGCAGGCCCTCGGTGGCCTACTGGACTTGGCCCTCAAGCAAGGCGGCATGACGAATCTGGATGCCGTGAACGTAGTTCGCTCCAGCATTCAGGCCGTAGAACCGCCGGTCTACAAGCCGCCGGAAACCGGGGAAGAGCAGCAGGACAGCGGTACGGAGTTTCGAGGCTAACCATGGACTCCGTGAGCAGGAGTAAACTATGCTGACCGACATCGAACGCGAGTGGATCAAAGAGCTTGTGGCCAACGTCAGTGACGCGACCGCCGAACGTATCGTGGAGCGTGTCATCGTGGCCCACGTCGCTGCGTGTCCCTACGGCAAAAAACTCCTGAAGTATACCTTCATCGGCATCGGTCTGGCTATCGGTGCGGGTGCAGCAGGCAGTAGTCTGCTGACTGTGTTGCTGAAGATCGTAGGAGGTGCGATATGACTCGGTGCGCCGCTTGCATCGCAGCGACGGAGGGACCGTTTTGGTGTTGAATACTAAGGTGCGAAGCTTATGGCGGAATGGATATCACCCACCACTGCGACTGGATGGAACTACTCCGAATTGGCGATTGACGGTATGCCAAGCACGGAAGCCACGCGGGAGATTGACGCAGGTGTCTGGTCTCCGTATCTGGTGGCCACATACCTGCCTGGGCTTGATAGATGCAGCAGGGTTAGCTTCTATGCCCTCACGCATTTCTCCGTTACTCAGGCTCAGGTGGACGTGTTTAGTGGTGGGCAGTGGGTCAATGTGTTTGCGTCTTCTATCAGCAAGTGGTCTCCCTATCAGGAGATTGAGCTATTTGAGCAGAAAACAGTTGACCAGATACGGTTTCGTGCGAAACCTGCGGGCAATGAACTATTTAAGCTTGCCGAGATATCGGCATATCAGGAGGAAT